CTTTGATTTCTTAATGGACAAGTAGTCTCTAGGAGGTTCGATTCCATTGGTAGCGTTTGACACAACGGAACTGCTCTCCGAAGGCATTTGTGCCGACAGTGTTGAGTGCCTAAGCCCATACTCGGATATGCGGCCCCTAAGAAACTCCCAGTCACATGATAGATCATTAGGTACAATATCATCCACTTCCTTCTTATATGTATCTATAGGAAGGATGCCATCAGCATACTTTGTCTTACCAAAGTAACCGCATGGTCCTTTCTCCATTGATAGATGATTAGATGCACTCAATAAGGCATACTGAAATCTTTCTGTCAATTTATGGACTAAATCAAATGCTTCTTGTGAATCATACTTAACACCATTCTTAGCAAGATAGTGTGCTAAACCTATGTAACCTATACCAAGTGACCTACGATTCTTTGTGGATTGTTCTGCTGCCTTTACAGGATACTGTTGATAGTCTATCAGTGCATCCAATCCTCTTACTGCTAACTCACACAACTCATCCAACTCTTCAATCTTATTAATCTTACCTATGTTAATAGCAGAGAGAATACACAAAGCAATCTCACCACTACCATCAATGTGTTGTATAGGTGTAGTAGGTAGAGTGATCTCTTGACAGAGATTACTCATACTAATCTTATCCTTAAAGGATGAATGAGTATTACAGTGGTCGATATTCATAATGTATATACGACCAGTCTCTGCTCTCTCCTTTAAGAGATCGAGTATAAGTTCTTGAGCTCCGATGGTTGTTCTAGAGATTGATTCGTCTGATTCGTATTGAGTATAGAGTTCGTCAAAGGTATCGCTACCAAAAGCGTCATACAACCCAGGGACATCATGAGGGCTGAATAAACTAATAGTACTGTTCTGGATAAATCGCTCATAAAAAATCTTACTTAGTTGGATACTGTAGTCGAGCTTTCTGACTCGGTTGTCTTCTGTTCCTTTGTTGTTTTTGAGAACAAGGATGTCTTGAATTTCTTGATGCCAGATCGGAAAGTGGACAGTAGCTGAACCGCCTCTGATCCCGTTTTGAGTGCAGCATCTGACAGTTGATTCAAGTTTTTTAAGGAAGGGGATGACACCTGTGTGTTGAACTTCTCCACCACGGATTTTAGCGTTGATCCCTCTGATTCTTCCTGCGTTAATACCGATACCAGCCCTCTGTGCGACGTACTTGCCAATAGCCATATCACCGCTAAAGATACTATCGAGGGTGTCATCAAGATCAACCAGAACACAAGATGCAAATTGACGAATGGGTGTTCTGACACCTGCCATGACTGGCGTTGGGATGTTGATTTTGTGCTTGCTGATTGCGTCATAATACTTTTTAATGTAATCTAATCTATAAAACTTGTCGTCATCTTGAAAGAGAGTAGCAGCAATCATGATGTACATGAACTGTGGAGTCTCATAGATATCTCCACTACTTCTATCTTGTACAAGATACTTGTCACATACCTGACGCATACCTGCATAGGTAAAGAGATAATCTCTATCGTGATCGATGTAACTATTTAATACACCCCACTCTTCATCAGAAAACTTCTGTAGTATTTCACTGTCATAAACCTTAAGGTTTATACATTTTTTTACATGATCCTTAAGAATAGGATGGTTGTCAGGATGACCTTTGTATACTGACTTCCTTAATCCAAACAAAAGAAGTCTAGCAGCAACGAATTGATAGTTAGGATTGTCTAACGTAATCAAATCATTAGCAGAACGAATAAGAATCTCTTGAATATCTTTAGTCTCTATTCCATCAAAGAACTGAAGACCAGAATTCATTTCAACTGCTGATTCAGATACACCTGCAAGACCCTTGCAAGCATGCTCAACAATATGATGAACACGTTCTAAATCAAGGGTAGTACTTGTACCATCCCTTTTAACAACTTTAATTTGTGTTTCCGTTGGTGTCATACCTTTTTCCATTCGGTTAATTTAACTTTTGCCTCTAGTCCTTGGTACATGTTTAATTGTACCAGAGATTGAACATCGTGTCCAGCTATTACCATGTCATTTATGTCCTTTTCCTTTATATTATTTGGCCATATCACTACCTTTTCTCCTCTGTCAATTGATCTGGAGATACGGTTGACGATTTCTCTATTACGAGGTTCGTTATCATAAACCCAAACACAATTGCTCCAACCAAACGTCCGACTATCAACATCAGACCCAGCCATCGCAATGGAATTATCCAAGAGGGTCGAATCAAACGGTCCCTCAACGATGTGAATTGTTTTTTTAGTGTTGATTCTGTCAAGTCCATAAATTTTGGGTTTGTTTTCATCCAACATGACAGTTATATAACGTAACTTATCCTTTGGATTTAATGCACGACCTTGGAATCCAAACCACTCACCGTCCTTATCTATAAAGGGGATGATAATCCTTGGATGATCCTTAGTTATGTTTGTGAAGGTAGGCTTCTGGGTGTTAACCCATGTACAAAACTTCTCAGCATAATAAAATAACGAGGGATCTAACCCTCGTTTTGTGATGTACTTATAAGCAACGTGTTCAATATTTAGACTAGAAATTCTTTTAAGATTTCCAACCTTTTTAAACACTGGTTTCTCAAATTTTGGTTTCGGAACATAAGATCCTTTACCAGTTGTACCCTTCTTATATCTCTCCATGATATACTCATCATAGAGATCTGGTGCCTGGTCTTTCAAGAAGTTTGGTAGAGTTCTGCCTACTCCACAGTTATGGCATTTGAATACCATGTCTGCTTTTGCACGAAAAAAATACCCCCTTGCCTTGTTCCTATGTTTCTGTGAATCACCACAGTAGGGGCAACGGAAGTTATATAAATCTGACTTCTTCCTAACAAACTTATCAAGTCTGCCAGATAAAAGCATTACATATTGAGCATCAACAAACTCAGACAACTTGAGAGACTATAGGAATCTCTATCATACTAGTTGCTGTAGAATCTGTCAAGTTCTTGATGAATCTTTGGCCTGGTATACTAACAAGGAAAGATATAACAGCAAGACCACCAAAAATAGACCACATTTTCTTTTCCATGACTCTGAGGCGGTCATCAACCTTTCGTATATCTCTTTCACATCCTTTCTTTATTAATTCGGTTTCTCTTTCTACTAATCTACGATTACTATCTAACTTCTCAAACAATACATTATCAATTTGATCTTGCTTGTCTAACTTTTCATTATGAACAGCAAGAAGTTGCCCCATCTTTACAGAATTTTCCTGCAGAGATTGGACAACTTTTTCCAGTCGCTCAATGATAGCTGTATTAACACCTTCGGCCATGACTAACTATCTGCTTCGCCTTTATTACCACCAACTCTAGCCTTCTTCTTCATGTCTTGCACTTTACTTTGAAGTTGCTTCTGTAATGCTTGCTTCTTCATTAAGACTTTCTTTTTCTCAAGAGCAGTCTTCTGTTGAACTATTGCTTGTTGTGCTGACTTATCATCAGCTGATTCGTTAACATTTTTCATATGCTTATGCCTTTTATCCATAAAGAACTTACCAGCTTCGCCAGGCATAATTCTTTCGATAGAAATATCCCCACGGTATCTGTAATTAACAAGCAAACGTAACTTCTGACGGAGTTCGGCAGGATTGTTTGCATATATGATGGTATCTATACCACCTTTAGGGATCTTAACTCTGTATTGAAACAGTCTAGATCTACCACCAGGAACTTGACGATCAACGACAATAGGTCTATCGATCTCATTATCCTCCTTCATCTTCTTACGCTTCTGCACCTTCTTCTTGAAGTTCATGATAGGATCTATACCAGCATTAGGACCAGTAGCTGCAGCCTTGTGACTGAAACCTGCTCCACCTGCAGTGGCAGTGCTCATTGTTGGTGCATCTTCATTCATATCTGATTTAGTTCTTCTTGAATGTCATCATCTAGTTCCAAACTATTCATCATCCCTATAGGATATTTATTAAGATAAAGAAGTATGGTTTTTAAAATACTCCAATACTCTCTTTCTAATTTGTAAAAGAGTAATGGAGTTGCTGCTTCACCAAAAACATTATAAAGAATAATTAGATGATTTATAATCAAATGTATCCTTAATTGACCACCTCTAACGTAACGTTTAAGTAAACGTTTGAGGTACTTAAATCTTTTAAGGTCTTCATCAAAATCCTCACGTGTAACACAATGAGGATTTTCATAATGCTTAATGGCGAACAGAATGTAAGTATCCTCATTCAGTTCGTCAAATTTCATATACTATTATGTTGTAGTAATTGTTTTAGTAGAACCAGATCCACCAGCACCAATGGTATCACCTAGAACGAATACCTTATCGGATGCTGTGTTTGTACCAGCGTCCTTGATTGTTCCAGAGATTGTTTGAGCACCGATTGTATGTACCTTATCTGCAGCAGCACATGTAAAGTCAAACTCGACACGGTTTGTACCTGTTCCTCTAGCATATGTAGCAGTAATAGAAGCACTATCTGTTGTGTTAGTAACCACTAATGTTGCACCAGCAGTAACATCTACCTTCTCATTGTAGATAACAACAACGGTTCCTGTAGCTGCAGCAGCATATGTTGTACCCTCAAAGAATACAGCAGAGATATCTGCTTCACCTAGAGTATCAGTACCACGACCACCAGCTCCGACTAGACCATCAACTGCAACTAGAACTTCATCCCAGTACTTAGTCTGATCTCCTTTCTTATAGTGTCTAAGAACCCAACCTTCTGCTGTAGCAAAGATATTTGAGGGGTCTACAGCACCACCCTGTACAGCCCACTTAGGCTTTGCTTCATTAGCATCTGTGACTCCCCAAAGTGCCATGTTCCTCTACTCCAGAATTATTTTAACTAAGACTATTTATAAAAAAATGGGGTTTAAAACCCCATAAATTTATCCTTCTAATAGTGCTTTCTGAAGTGCTTCTACTAACTGATCATCAACTTTGTTTCCAGTCTTTGCTGCTGCTTTCTTAAGCAACTTGATTAGAAAATCTTTAATTACAGAGTCAAGATCATCAGGAATTCTATCAACTGCCTTATTGATTATGCTGATAGCGATTGGCATTAAAAAGTTAACCATAATTATATACCTATAGGTAATCTATATAGGCTTCACGAGTATATTTTTTTACCACCTTTAATATATCCTGACCCTTTCTTATCGTAAAATTTTACACCTCTTTTTTTAACCTCACCTGCATGCTTTTGAAAATCAGAAAACTTCTTTGCCTTATGATCAGCATGTCTCTTCTGTGCAGCCTTTATAATTTCTCTTCCGAGATCAGTTGTCTCTTCAACGTTTGTCATTTATACTTTCTGATCCTCCGACTGAGAATGGATTGTACTTATCCGTTGCAATTCTATACATCTTTTCATGTATAGGTTCCTCATCTACACCAGGAGGTTGAATCTCTGATGGTGATGTATCTAATGGTTCATCTGTTGCTATTGGCATTGAATCATGTGGGTGAGGTTTATCGTGAAACCAAGGATCATAGGTAATTTCTGGGAGACTCATGTTCCCAGACCCTTACCTTTCTTATAATTATCTTCTCCACCATACCTCGCCACTGTATTGGTATAGTCTTTAGCAGATTTGAATCCCGCCTTCTTTGCCTTAGCAACATAGGCTTTCTTATCTTGTGCTCTCTTCAGATACTTACCAGTACCAGATGATGACTTAGCACCTTTTTCTTTCTTCTTTTGTCTGCTACCACCTTGTCCCATAACAGCACCAGCACCATGCTCCTTCTTAATTTTATCAAGAACTACTGACAATGCTGTTGGTTTACCAGATGGTTTCTTAGTACCACCCTTATCATAACCCTTCTCTTTCTTAAGACGAGTTGCTTCATCAACAAACTCACCTTCAGGTTTATGCTCTGCTGCTAATGCTTGATAAGGAACTGCCTTACGCTTTTTAATCTTTTCCTTTTCAACAGCATCCTTATGTTTAGCAATACCCTTCTTAATTATATTGGGTAGTATACCCTCTTCAACCTTCTCCTCACTAACAGCCTTCTTAACCTTACCAGCGAATTTAAGAGTGCCACTAACACCTTTCTTAAATCCTTTTGCGAATTCCTTCACACGTTTCTCTGGTACTTTACCTGCTGCTCTTGCTTTGTTGTGTCTCTCAACACCTTTCTTAACAGCATCACCTACTTTACCTAACAATCCTTTCTTGGAAGTTGGTTTCTTTGGTTGCTCTTTCTTAGCAGTCTTAACTGCTTTCTCTACCTTCTTAACTGTTGCTGCTTTCTTCTTAGGTGCTGCTTTAGGTTTCCTTACAGTAGCCTTAGCAACTGGTTTTGCTTTCTTCTTAGCAGGTGCTTTCTCTTTATAATCGGTACTATCTTCAGTCTCACCAGACCTCTTGGCATATGACTTAGAGTACTCACCTTTACCTGCTTTCTTCTTAGCAGCATCAGTCTTATCAACGGCAGCCTTCACCTTCTCATATGAAGGTGCTTTAACAGATGCCTTTCTTGCTGATCTCTCTTCATTAAGTTCTTCAATAGGATCAATAACAAAATCTACAAAATCTTCTAGTCCAACTTCATCAATGATCTGATCAAGACCCTCCTCATTAATACCCTCCGCAAAGAAGTAATCAGCAGACACTTCTATACTAGCATTAATCCACTCTTCAGTTAGATCAACCGACTCACAAGCTACTGCTTTAGTTTTTTTATCTTTCTCTGTAAGATCTGCTTGCTTTGGATTGATTTTAATCTTAGATTTCTTTTCTGAAAGTTCTCTAAAAGTAAGCATCACTCCTCCTCTAATTCTAGAATAGCTTTAATTTCTTCATCACTAAACAGACCAGACTCTACTAGATCATCAATGATCTCAGTCTCTTCTCTGTTAAGTCTCTTCTTAGCTTGTGCTTTGTATAGTCTTGAAGCTTGAGCAGACTTCTTAGCAGCACCTTCCTTGTCACCAGCAACAGCGAGTTTCCCACGCTTCTTATCCGCTTCCTTAGAAGCCTTAAGTGCTAGGTCAGGAGAGATTTCGTTAACAATCTCTACTTCTTCCTTCTGATTTTTCTTCTTCTCTTCCTTCTCCCTCTTGGAGACTTTACCATCTACATCACTTTTCTCGTACCACTTTCCATCACCATCATCGTCTTGCCAACGTTCTTTATCTTTCTTTTTCTCTTGCACTTGTAGATATGCATCAGTCATATCAGGCAATTGGTTTTTGGTATCTAACATGTTATTGAGAGGTCTTGTCCTTTTTATTTATCTTCTTTACAAACTCTCCTGGCGTGAGTTTCTTAACGTAATCAGTGAGGCTATCAGTACCCCACTCACGACTAGATGGGTCACTATAATCTTTAAGTTCTACAAGATCTTTTAACCACCCACGAAAAATATTATCATGCTCATCAATAGAGATGACGTAATTGCTACCACGACTAACAATCTTAGAAAGGATCCCTGTGTTGATGTTCTCAACAACTTCTCCTTCTTTAAATATTTCGCCATCAAAGTATGCCTCTCTCAATCCCTTCTCATCTAATTTAGGTGCTATCTCATATAATTGATAAGAAAGTTCACTAAAATCCTCTTGAACTTGTACTTGCATACCCTTCTGCACTGCCTTAAATAACTTCTCCTGATTCTCAGGACTCATTGCTTTAGTGAGTCCTTTAACAAATGTTGCCCCATCATTATCAGCAGCAGCCTTACGCAACTTAGATGCAGACATACCTTCTACACCATCCGCATCTGGATCACGATCACCAGCAGACACTACATTGATCTGATCAAAGTTATAAAGATTACCATTATACTTTGTTGCTAGTGAAGTAAACTCACTAACTCTATCACCACCAACTACTATATTAACCTCACTATATCCCTCTTCCCCAACAGTCTTAAGCACATCAAATATAGTTCTCATCTCCTCATTATTCTGTATAGCATCAGCATGGTCTGGATATGATTGCTTCATAAAACCTATCTTAGAACCAACATCCAATGGGTTCTTCTTAGGATCCTCTGTTCTACTAGGATATATTCTATACTCTCCGTTCTTAGCAGAACTTGCTACCTTTTTAATTAAAGCTTCATGTCCAATAGTAGGTGGATTAAATCTTCCGAAAGTAATAGATATTGGACCTTGATCGCTCTGAGTCTGGCCACCTTCTTCTTCTGGGGGTGCAGTTCCATTTTGATTTGCTACCTCTTGAGGACTAAGTTTTATAAGTTTACCTGCCTTACTCATGTGAGTTACGTTGCCTCTTACATCGGCAAATTTACCGTAACCTACATGAGTGAGTTGTAATTTTTCAGCTTCCTGTGCAGCAAGAGACTTCTTAGCCTCCTTCAAGAATGCACTAAACTTCTTCATAGGACCAATTTCTATCTAGATTAAAGTTTGCTTTACTAAATTCCCAACGATCTACAATCTTGTATGGATTGTCTGAACATATCACGAACCCCTCATGTTTAGAAGGATCTCCTTTAATAAAACATTCAACATTTCCATTTACCACAATTGCATCTAGTAGACGCTGTTTCAAATTGAGGATCATAAACCACACCTTAAAGGTATATACATTAACCTCACTCTTATATTTATCATCTAACTCAGAGTACATCTGTTCAGCAGACATATCTTCCCACCAACCCACGCAAACATAACTGTTTATATGCTTAGAAATCTCCATCAAATAATAATTATATCCCTTCTTTTGGACAGGTGCTTTCATCTTCCAAACAGGAATGATGAATGGTATCAAGTGTCTCCATCCTAGTGGTGGCTTGATGTGTGCGTTGTTAGTATCAACAAAGAAACAATCCTCAGTTGATTCTAAGGTAACACCAATCTTTGCCTCCGCTTGAGGAGTAACCTCAGTATACTCTGTGTGAGGTGCAACAACTATCTTCTGCGGAATCTCCTCTGGAAAGAGATACTCAACAGTATTAGGTTGGTACAATCTACCTTTCATACCAACACCTATCCAATCTCCCTGATAGATCTTATCAGTTCTAGGAAGATACTCCAAGCATAACTTAAGAATATCTGCCACTGGTCCGTGATGATTACATACTATATCATCAACAGTATAATTTATTTTAACCTGTCTCTTATTAAAGACTGACTTAGTACCAACAAAGAACTGCCCATTGGCAGGGTTAGTACCCCATACTATAGCAGGTGCTCCATCCCATTTGACTGACAACCTCGTTGCCTTAACCAATTCTCTAAGTGTCTCCCAAACTACCTTCCTTCCGTGCAAAACTGAATCTTCTGGATGACGAAGGTGCTTGTTTGGCATGTGTGTGTCTCGAATACCTCTG